GAGAAAGACCTGATATATTGTGTGTAACAGAATGGGGTAAAAACAATAATAAGCGTGAAAAAATAACATTTTTCATGATGGATGAAGTCATAGAGTCTCTGATGCAATACGACTTCAAACTTCGAAAGTCAAAAACTGTTATAGAACTTGGCCCATCATTTACTTTTCAACGCAAAGGGGGTGACGGTGGACGTCAGAGTGCTAATGACATCCAATTTAAAATTGTCCCATCGTTATTGGACGTTAAAGATCCTGTAGTAATTCCTTTAGAACGTTGACAACTATACTGTTTCCGATGTAAAACAGCATATTGTCACCCTTTTTGTATTTATAGTCTGGACTAAAACCAGACATCTGTAGTGCCTCTTTGATGGTCAGTTTTCTAATCTTACCATCAATTTCGTACAATCCTGTTTTAGAACCCGGACCACCCGACGATGCACATATCGTTGGTCCGTAGTCATCTATAGAATACACTCGTTCACCTTGACGACCACCTTTTCCCGTCTTTTTATTGATCAAAATATATTTCATACGACCCTTGGAAGGTTGAAGTGTGTACTTGTCTTCATAATCGAAGAAATCCGATACTGTATGATCTATGATCGTTGATACGGGTGTTACAGGTTTATTGACTGATCTAAACTTGTACTTTTTGTCTTTATCGCACATGATGTAAATACGTTGTCTAGATTGCGGGGATCCATAGTGTTTGGAGTCTATAACTTTGTAACTCACTTTATATCCCCGTTCTTCCAGTGAAGATATGATAACTTGAAACGTTTCTCCGTTATGGATAGTCTTGAGATTTTTCACATTCTCTAGAAGAACTTTTTGGGGAGATTTTGCGTCTATGATCTTAAGAATGGTATAAAAAAGATTACCCTTCTCTTGGTCATTGAATCCCATTTTCTTTCCAGCGATACTGAATGGCTGACACGGGAATCCTGCACACAATATATCAAAATCGGGCATCTCCGATACATCGAGTGCATTTATATCACCATATGGTTCTATACCATGATTTTCCTTGTAAATTTTCCTTACTTTTTCATCGATGTCGCATGCAAATACACATTTGTACCCCTTGTTAAGTGAGTCAAATGCTGTATGAAAGGCACCAAGTCCACAAAACAGATCTGCATATAGTTTACCCGTCATGAATTGTTTATGTCGATATCCTTAAAGTCTATTAAAGTTGCGGGTCTAGATATGTATAAGTATGAGTTTAAACTACTACAAATCTGAAACGGAAAAAGTCTGTAAATCTAAGGGTTGGGATAAAGTAAACGTCGATACTGTATGGCTTCTTCTTACAGAAGAGTTTGGAGAACTTGCTTCGGCCATTCGTCAATACAAGAAGAAGTACAAGAAGATGAATCTAAAAAAGGAACGTGGACAGGATGTCATGATGGAAATGGGTGATGTTTTTAGTTACCTCTTCCAACTAGCACACATGTTAAATGTAGATCTGGATAAAATGTGGTCAGAACACAAAGAAAAGGTCAAGATGAAAAAATATAATGTCGGTTAGTATCAAGATGAGTGTTCGAATGCTCAATGACGAATCCGCCATAAACCGCGTCAACCCATATGTTAATTCAGGCCCAGGAACGGTACGTCGTGTGGAGAAGTTTTCTCCTTACACTAAACCCGAAGAGCGTGATGCTCAGTTCGAGGTTGAAGAAGAGCCGAGCTTCTCCCATGGTATGCCCATAGGCATTCATATGAAGGATACACCCTGTCCAATGTCTAGACCTTTACTTCCAGAAAGAAATATAGACACAGGACTCACGGAGTATGGAAAACTTTTAGTCGAAAAGATACGTGAAAAAAGGAAAGCTATTCCTTGGCGAATTGTTGTGGGTTTGATTCTTATAATTCTAGCTCTATTAATTTTAAGACGTTGAAGAATCTTTCGAGACGTGCGACGTTAATACAACGTTCTACAACATCAGGTAAGATCTCTTTGCAAAAGGTGGTTACAAGTTCCCTTTGCCAAGTGCATCTCTTGTTGATAAAAGGTGGTTCGAATGTAGGATCCAGGATTTTTACAGTGTTCATCAGCCTAATTTGTGTACGGGTGTTTACAAAAGGGTTGTTGAGAACATTGTCTAGCATGATAGCGGCCATCTTTTGGCGAGTTTCCAGGTTCTTTTCGATCATAGTATCGATAAATTTCTCATAGCGGACACCGTTGTCTTTAGTGACGATCTTCGTCCAATCTCCAATAGGGTTAGCTCGTAAATAATCACAAAACGTCTTGTATCCTTCATCGGGTACAAGTTTGGAGTATATGACTTCAATATAGGAAGTTTCTTCATCCACATCATGAACGACGTGTGCGGATTTGAGGACGGAGGTCATAGAATAAAATCAAGCGTTTTCTTTAACCTAAGTAATACGATATTATGTAATATGCATTCAACAATGTATCACCCAGTTGCTAACACGACGTTTTCCTACTTGTTGACACTCGATGAGTTTAGGAAAACGTTCTCATCAGACACCATGCCTTCTTGGGTAAAGATCACGACCATTACAATGATTTCTGGCTTTAGCGAAGAAGTAAAGATTGATATTGAGAGAATCAAATCTTTATTCGAAGAAAAAGGCTCTATTTCTATGAAGAGGGTGGACTCTAATACCCATTTCGAGTGGAAGCTAAAGCCTTCTACGACTTTTTACAATCAAGTGACTTTGACGTACGCGGATGCTTACAGTACAAAGTCTATTAAGATTTTTCCAAATGGAAGTATTCAAGTTGCTGGCTGTGCCGATTTATTTGATTGTAAACGAGTCATCAACCAGTTGAACTGTTTTTTCAAGGATGTTTTGGAAGTTCCACAAGAACTCCCAGTTGATAACTTCCGTGTTGTCATGATCAACAGTAATTTCAGTCTCAACTTCAATGTGAATCTTCAGCTCACAGCGAGACACTTTGAATCATATAACGATATTTTCGAAGTTTCCTTCGAACCAGATCGTTACTCTGCGGTGAAAATCAAATTCAAACCAGCAGAAGACATGAAGAGGATTACCACAAGTATCTTCAGTACAGGAAAAGTTATTATTACAGGAGCAGAAACATTGAAAGAAATTGCCTTTGCTTACAATATAATCAATCATCACATAAACGAATGTCAAGGTATCAGAGTGTCCCCAAGTGCAGACAAAGATACTTTTGATACTTTCATGGGATACAAGTGTCAAGACTTCATTCAAGAACTGAAAAAGAAAAACTTCAAGTCATGGACCAAGACAATTGTCAACAACAAAATTAATTTCTAGTTTAATACTAAATGTCTCAGCGACTTGGTATGGCCGATGGGAGGTGTTTCACTCTCAACACTTCGTCCCGTCTCTTAAACAACTACATCATGAACGAAAACAAGGTTGACTATGTTGACAACTACAAGTACCGCCAACTTCTCCAGAGCGAGGGTCCCAAGCTTATCGAGAAGGTGACGAACGAGCAGAAGGTTGCCGCGGATGGCAACTGCCAGCGATGCGACAAGCCCCTCCTCAAGGTTGCGGGTATATACTAAAAAAACTTTACATGTTTAAACCAGGGAAATGTCTGTGTGTTCCATATGTCTAAATGAAGTTAGGGCGACTCGGTCGAATCCTCCTTTAAGGTGTGGACACGTTTTTCATTCGGAATGTATAGAACAGTGGAAAGAACAAGGTAAGAATACATGTCCGGATTGTAGAAAGGTATTTGATGTTTCACCTTTTAGAGTAACTCTTACCATAGAGAATAATTATAACCAGACTTCAAATGTCATACCCATGGATGAGGATATGATATTTAACGTGATGGATATATTCAATATATCACTAGACGTAGAAGATGTCGTAGATTTAGACGCTCTTCTTTCTGAGATTGGAACGGACCTTGCCAACATTGATCCCTCTATTCTTAACACAGAATGAGCTACAATATGTATTGTAATTCAAACCACCATAATTACGACTTGCCTTTCGAGGATCTTTAATCACTTTCCCCTTTGCATCTTTCAGCAATGGACCTGTTGCCCAACCACGTTTATGGCTGAAGACGTTTACACGTATTTTCATCATTTTCCCGACAACCACCTTTGGAATTTTCCGCGGTGAGACCTTAAAGAACTTGGCAATACTCGTCTTGGTATCACCCTCTTTCGGCTTGTATTCTACCAGGCCATGTTGTTTGTAAAAATGGAAGTCACCACTATTTAACAGTGTGGGCTTCTTTTTACCAGTAACGAACATCATGACTTTGTAATACCCTTTCTTGCATCTTGTATTTCCCTTCACTATATACACCTTTTTAGGATTATCAGACACAACACGCTGGGGTAAATTTTTACAATTGGTGTATGTGTGAAACCATTTAGAACGCCCACTCCTATCACCGGGTACACTCTTTTGTAAACGATACCTCTCATAATCACCCATTGCATACGCATAACAGTTATTGTTACCAATCCCTATAGACGTACCCCAGTACTTATGGGTAAATGTCGGTTCGGATCCACTCAGGGGAGGAGACCGTCGACTCATTTATATTATGTTGACATATTATAAATGATCCGTGATATTGTCATCACCAAGAAGACCGAAGACCGTGTGACCCTGGTTGTTTTATACACCATCATCATCCTCCTCAGCACCTTCCTGCTCCGCTATCTTTGGAACGAATCTCTTGTTAAGCACATTACTGTTTTAAAGCCAATCAAGACTATGCTTGACGCTTTCCTTCTTTCTATTGGTCTCATGGTTATCCGTGGTTGTTAAACCTCTTTGTAACCAACGTGCTTTTCACCAGAAAGTGAAACCAGTGTTGGGAACGCGTCTACACCATCACAATTTCCCTTATCACAATCGATGAATGTGAAAGGCTTACCGGCCTTTTTCATATGATCAAGCTGTTTACGAGTCCATCCACAACCCATGGTTCCGTAAACAGTCCAACCCTTTTCTCCATCCTGAACAACAGGAGCCTTCCCTGTGTAACAAG